AAGCCAAGGGGTCAGGCTCTAATTATCGACAAGCAAGGTACTAGACAGTTTGTCTGAAAGATCAATATGCTGATGCCACTCAAGATACCAGCAGGCGTTTACCGTAACGGCACTGAATACCAATCAATGGGTCGGTGGTTCGGCGCTAACTTGGTTCGGTGGTTTGAGAACACACTCAGGCCAGTTGGCGGCTGGCGCAAGAGGGCTAATGGACAGATGTCAGGCACCTGCCGTGGCATTATCAATTGGCGTGACAACAGCTCAACTCGGTGGATTGTTGCTGGCACCAACACCAAGCTGTATGTGATGAACCAGGCGGGGACGCTGAAGGAAATAACACCAACGATATTCACACCTGGTGCAGCAGATGCATCACTGCTAGTTGGCTATGGCTACGGAAACTATGGTGCATTTGCCTATGGTGTGGCTAGGCCAGACACTGGCGCAATCATCAACGCTGCTACTTGGTCAATGGATACCTGGGGTGAGTATTGGGTCGGCTGCTGCAACTCTGACGGTCAACTGCTTGAGTGGCAGTTGGGATTCACAACGCCAACCAAGGCAGTGGCAATTGTCAATGCACCCACCAGTTGCGCGGCGGTGATGACCACCTCTGAGCGTTTCATGTTCGCCTTGGGTGCCAGCGGTAATCCTCGGCTTGTGGCTTGGTGTGATCAGGAGGACAACACCACCTGGACGCCAGCCGCCAATAACCAAGCAGGCAGCTTTGAGCTGACCACTGTAGGTTCAATCTTGGCAGGTAAGCGGGTGCGAGGCGTCAACCTGATATTCACTGACGTTGATGTCCACACATCCAGCTACATTGGTCAGCCGTTCGTGTTCTCATTTGAGAAGGCTGGCTCTGGCTGCGGCTTGATTGGACCCCAGGCAGTGGCGGCTATTGATACAGCAGCCATCTGGATGTCACGTTCAGGTTTCTGGATTTACGACGGTTACGTCAAGCCACTACCTTCTGACGTTGGCGACTATGTGTTCAGCAATATCAACTTGGAGCAGGCCAGCAAGGTTTACGCTGTCCACAACTCCAAGTTCGGTGAGATATGGTGGTTCTACACCAGCAGCGCCAGCATCGAGAATGACTCCTACGTTATCTATAACTACCGTGAGAATCATTGGTCCATAGGCACCTTGGCGCGTCTGGCTGGGGTTGACAAGGGCGTCTTCAACAACCCGTTGATGGTCAGTGCTGACGGTTACATCTACGAGCATGAGGTGGGCTTTGCCTATGACTCACAGACAATTTACGCTGAGTCAGGTCCGGTGGAGATTGGCAATGGCGAGCAGATCATGCAGGTTCGCAAGGTGATACCGGACGAATCCAACCTTGGGGATGTCAACATCAGTTTCAGCAGCCGTTTCTATCCAACCGACACAGAGACAACCTACGGTCCATTCACCAGCGCCAACCCAACAGACGCACGGTTTAGTGGACGCCAAGTCAAGATGAAGGTGACAGCCGATACTTTGAGTGATTGGCGGGTGGGGGTTATGCGACTAGATGCAGTGCCAGCCGGGAAACGCTGATGTCTCTCAACGTACCGCACCCACCTCAAGTCTATACGCCAGTGATGGAGGCACAGCGTAATTTCCTGCTGGAGAACGCTGACCGACTGAATCGAAAGACTAACGCTGACGTTGAGATTAGCAGCAGTAAGCTGATACTGACCTCACCAAATGGCACTAGGTACAGTGTGGTGGTGAGTAACGCAGGAGCGTTATCGGCAACGGCACTATGACAGATATTGAGAGATTGAGGCCAGAGATTGAAAAAGCCTTAAAATATTCGTTGAACACTCACACATTTGAGGATGTCGTTGAGCTGGTCCAGCAAGCCAAGATGCAATTCTGGCCTGGACGGAATTCGGTGGTGGTTACGGAGATTGTTCTCCACCCACAGCAAAAATGCCTAAACTATTTTCTAGCAGCAGGCGTGATGGAAGAACTAGAACTGATGTCACCAATGATCGAGGCTTGGGGTAAGAGCCTTGGATGCACTCGCGTCACTTTAGCTGGACGCAAGGGATGGCAGAAGACTTTTCTGGCGAAGACAGGTTACACACCACAGTGGTGGATTATGAGCAAGGAGTTATAGCATGGCTGATATGTCAATCCAGAGCGCCTACGAGCGAGTCTTAGGCCGCACACCAAGTGCTGACGAAGTTGCCTACTGGCAGTCTACGTTTGGTAACAGCGTGGACCCTGTTGAACTGTCAACCTTCAGCGTAGCGGCTCAACCTGAACTCGCAGCGGCAGCACCAACGAATACAGCCGTGCGGGATATGTACCAGCAAGTTCTGGGCAGAGCGCCTGACGCCTCTGGCTTGCAATACTTTGCGGAGCGTTTCGGTACGTCCATTGACCCCACTGAGTTGGGTATTTTCCAGAGCATGGCGGCTGAAGAAGTTGCTGCCAATGCAGCTAGAAATGCAGCACAGCAATTAGCTGCACAACAGGCGGCAGCAGCAGCTAACACTACCACTACAACTGCTGCTGGAACTGGAGCCACTACAACTGCTGCTACTGGAATGTCCATTGCAGACGCCTACCAACGGGTCTTGGGACGAGCACCATCTGCTTCTGAAATTGCTTACTGGACATCTCAGTTTGGGTCTGACGTTGACCCTACTGAGTTGTCCACATTCAGTGTGGCGGCTCAACCTGAACGAGCTGCTGCGCCAACAACGAATGATGCTATTCGGCAGATGTACCTATCAGTCTTGGGGCGTGAACCTGATGCATCAGGGCTTCAATACTTTGCTGACCGTTTTGGCACTGACGTTGACGCCTCTGAACTTGGCATATTCAAGGGGATGGCAACGCAGGAAATCAACGCCAATGCAGCCAGGAACGCTGGTACTACGACAGGTACTACGACTCGCACTGGTACTGTCCAGCCCATCACCAGGCCAACAACGCCAAGGCAAGTGACAGGCACCCAGCTTGCACCAGCGCAGGTGACCAACACAGCCATTACGGGTACGCCTTTTCGCAACATCTACACGCCAGCCACAACTCAGCAGAACGCGCCTACGCTGGCGCAAATCAACGCTGCATCTCAGTCGGCTAACCCGTACCAGTCCCTGATGGCGCTGACGCCTCAACGCACACTGTCACCAGCGTATGCAGCCCAAGCTGGGCAGACAGCCGCCAACACCAACCTTGGTGGCTTCAACCCAGCCGTTTACAAACCACCAGCGGCAACGACAACAACAGGAGGTGGCCTGTTAACCACTGCGGAGTCACCGGCTGGTGGAGAGAATACGTCAACTGGCACTGGTATGGCAGGGATTAACAACCAAGCAGCTTTGTCAGCAGCCCTATCCAATCTTGGGTTTGAAGGTTTAGGACAAACACTAGCAACAAGTGTCGGAAATCAACTTGGTAGTTTGACAATGGCTGACATTTTGGGCGGGAACATTGCTGGTGTTAATACTGGTGGTTTTCCGGAAGGGTATATTGACCCAGGTGCCTACGAAGGCGGTCTTGGGTCTTCAGCGGGTATGGGTGGACTTACCGGACCTAATTATTCAGATTATGGTGGCATGGCTGGCGAAACTGGCGGCGAATGGGGTTTTGGTGGAGAGTATGCCAAGGGCGGCATGGTCAAAATGAAACCCCAGATGAACAACCCACCTGGGCCAGACGATGGTTACGCAGCACTGGAAAATGGCGAGTACGTCATCCGCAAGAAGGCGGTGCAGAAGTATGGCGCGAACATTTTCGAACAAATTAACGCAGGCAAGATTCCAGCCAAGCGTTTGAAATCTCTGTTGGAGTAACACCATGAGCAAAAGCGGCGGAAGCCAGACAGTCACCACACAAATTGATCCCACAATTAAAGCTGCCTACCTGCAGAACTTGCAGCAGGCGCAGGGCGTAGCCTCGGCGTTACCTGTCAGGGAGTTTGCTGACTTCAACCCCATCTATCGGGCTGGTGAGCAGCAGATGGTGAACACTGGTTTGGCGGGTCAAGGTCTTGGAACCACCAACCTTGCAGCCGAGTACGCCAACCAAGCGGCTCAGTTCAACCCTTACTACACAGGCGGCGTCAACGCTGGTCTGTCCAACCAGATTGGTGCTGTTGGCTACACACCCACTGATGTCACTGCTGCTCAGAGCAACATGGGCAATATCGGGCAGTACATGAACCCGTACACCAATCAAGTCATCACCAACAACCTGAGTGACATTGAGGCCGCACGGCAAGCAGCCGTACAACAGATGGGTGAGGCTGCGACTAGGGCTAAAGCCTATGGCGGTACACGCCAAGGAGTTGCGGAAGCAGCTACCAACCGAGCCTATGCTGACAAGGCGGCTCAGATGTCCGCACAGCTACGCCAGCAAGGGTTTGACACCAGCGCCAACCTGATGCAGCAAGACTTGGCACGACAGCAGCAGGCTAACCTCCAAACAGCAGCACAAGGTACTGGTGCGGCTCAGTATGGTGCTGGTGCCATCAACGCTGCGATGGGCGGTAATGCAGCAGCGCAGAATGCTATGGCTCAGTTCAACGCTCAGTTGGCCCAGCAGTCTGACCTAGCTAACCAACAGGCTTACGCTGCCGCCAATGCACAGCGTCTTGGTGCTGCTGGACAGCTAGGCGCACTTGGAGCGCAGCAGCAGAGCCTTGGTCTTGGTGGCGCACAGGCCGTCATGGGCGTAGGGTCAGCGCAACAGCAAATGACCCAGCAGCAGTTGGATGCACTGCGCGGTATTGGATTAGAGAAGCTGGGCATTACTCAGCAGGCAATGTCCACTGCTTTGCCTAATGCTGGCGGTAGCCAAACAACACCGACCACCAGGAATGCATTGTCCAGCGCACTGGGTGGTGCTGGATACGGTTATACGCTTGGTGCTTTACCAGGCATGACTGCAATTGGTGGTCCTGCTGGTGCTGCAATTGGTGGTCTTCTTGGTTTGTTGGGGGGATAAATCATGGCTGACTTTAATTTAGAAGGACTGCTTGGCAGCGCCTTTGGCGGTGGTGGTGGAAACTACCTTGACGAGTACCTGACGCCAGAACAACGTGCTGCTATGCAGCGCAATGCAATGCTGGCAGCGTCTGCAGCCTTGCTTAAGGCTGGCGGGGAAAGCACCCGGCGCATTGGTATTGGTGAGGCTATAGGCGGGGCGTTTGAGGCAGGCCAAGCCGGGTACGAGAAAGCGCAGACGGGTGCGCTGACTCAGATGGGCATGAAGCAGAAGATGGAAGAGGCGAAGAAGGCCAAGGAGTTGAATACTCGACTTGCCAGCATCATGGGGTTATCAACACCTGGTGAGATGGAATCACCACAGGTTACAGCCAACAAACTAATGCAGTCAGGACGGGCTGCAATGGATGCGGGAGAATTTACCAAAGGCTTTGACTTTTACAGGCAAGCCAGAGAAATAAACCCTCCAGAAGCGGCTGCTGCGCCAATTGAGGTTACTGGTCCTGACGGTAAGCCTATGCTGGTGACACCTCAAAGGGGTGGTGTATATACACCAGTTGTTGGGTATGGACCCAAACAAGAGGCTTTAACACCCGAAGAAAAGCAGCTGCAGAGAATGGGACAGCCGTTTAATATGCAAACTCTTGGGGCTTTGAAAAGGGCTGGAGCAGCTCCACCAGCGGACAAGGCACCACGGACACAACAAGTACAGCTTGAGGATGGAACGATTGGTCTTATTAACATGGACACTGGGGCCATTATTCAATCCACTGTTGGAGGTGCGCCAGCCAAGGGTAAGGGAACTGCACTCACCGAAAGTCAATCCAATGCAATGGGTTTTGCCCAGCGAATGGAGAGAGCCAATAGCATCCTTCCTCCACTTGAGGCGTCGGGTTCCTATCCAGGTGTTGGGTCTGCTATGGCTGGAGCAATACCATTTGTTGGAGGTGCTGCTCAAAGAACTGTTCAAAACCCTGATGTCCAACGATACCAGCAGGCGGCAAGTGATTGGATAAGAGCCAAGCTCCGCAAGGAGTCTGGTGCAGCAATTGGTGCAGATGAAGCCAAACAAGAGTACGCCACCTACTTCCCAGTGACAGGGGACAGCACAGCGGTGATTGAGCAGAAACGACAGGCCAGAATTGTGGCTACTGAAGCCATGAAAATGAGCGCAGGAAAAACTTACACACCACCAGCACCTGTGGTGCCTGGGGCTGGTGGGTCAGGCTTGACCTGGGACCCTGCCCAAAAGAAATTTGTGAACCGATAGGAACTTATCATGGCACAAGTCATTAACGTCATTGGCTACGGTGACATCTCATTCCCTGACGGGATGAGCATGGAAGAAATCACCAAGGCACTTGAGCAACTGCCACCAGCTCCAGGATCAAGGTCCATGCCAGATGAGCTGATGCGCCAAACTGGGTTGGCTGCAAGGCCAATGGCGCAAGCTGCAATGACTGTTGGTGGTCTATTGCCAATGGCGGTGGACCCTTTGGTGAACCTGTTCAACTTGGCGGCAGGGACAAAGGTTCCGACAATGACGCAGGCGACTCAGACAAACCTGAACCGCATGGGTTTCCCACAACCTGAGACGTCACAAGAGAGGGTAGTGCAGGACGTTGGTTCGGCTGGTTATGGAACTGCTGGAGTTGCCAGGGCTGCTGGCGCAGTTGCTCCAAGGTTGCCGGGAATGCTAAGTGAGGCCGCTAAATTCTTCGCGCAAAGCCCACAGGCACAGTCAGCCGCAGCAATCACAGCAGCAGGTGCTGGGGGTGCATTGCGTGAGGGCGGTGCTAACCCATACGCTCAGATGGGTGGTGCAATGCTGGCGGGTATGGTGGCTCCAGGTGGCCCATCACTGTCCACCACACAGCGAGCATTGGCGGTGCCTGGTGGACTGGTCAAGCCGTTCACAGAGCAAGGACGCCAGGTCATTGTTGGTAACGTCCTGAACCGCCTTGCCACCAATCCCCAGCAAGCTATGCAGAACATGGAGATGTCTGCGCCACTGGTGCCAGGTGTACGTCCTACGGCGGCAGGTACAGCGCGTGACCCTGGACTTGCTGGTGCAGAGACAGCTATCCGTGGCCTAGACACTGGCGGCAACCTCTTTGGTCAGCAGATCAACCAAAACCAAGAGGCTATCCTCAACGCCTTCCGACAGATAGGTGGCAAGCCTGGCTCTATCCCCTACGCTGAAGCCAAGCGTAAAGCAATCACAACACCGATGCGCGTGGCTGCATTCGAAGGCGTAACTGTTAACCCTGAGACATTCCAAAGTGGAATTCAATTAGTGGTAAATCAAGCTATCAACAATGTAATGTCTAGTCCTGTTGGGGTTCGTAAGGACGTTGAGACAGCTATGAAATTTGCCGTAGATCGTGTGAAGTTAGCAAAGACTCCAGAGGAGTTATACGAAGTTCGCAAGGATTTGGCTAAAGCAGCGCGAGGAGTGTACAACCAAGAGAATCCTAGCCTAAAACTTGCTGGCGATCAATTAAAGCAAGTCATTGCAGCGGCAGATGATGTGATTGAAGCTGCAGCTCCTGGCTATGCTGCCTACTTGGACAAATATTCCAAGTTATCAAAAGGCATTGACCAGATGCGCCTGCTCCAAGGCATTGAGGCCAAGGTCACTACGGGACTACCTAACATCAGTACGGGTAATCCAGTCCTAGCGGCATCAGCACTACGCAGGCAGCTTGCTGTTGCACAGGATGAGCTAGGCACCAAGCTATCACCATCAGCGCAGTCCAAGCTGGACAACATCATCAACGAGATCAATAGGGGCATGGCGGCAACTGCACCAGGCATCAAGCCACCAGGCTCAGACACCTTCAAAAATATGTCAATGGGCAACCTCATTGGTAAGATTTTCAGCGAGTCAATGGCAACCAACACCACACTACGCACAATGTCCAGGCCGCTAGACTTCCTGTACAAGTTGCCTGATGAGCAGATTCAACAGCTTCTGGTGCAAGCCATGCTTGACCCCAAGCTGGCAGCACAGATGATGGCAAAGGCGAATATCATGCGGGTGGAGCCACTGGCAACATCACTTCGCCAAAAGGCACAGCAAATGGGTTTTGGAACTTTAATTGGAACAGGAGCAACAGAATGAGCAAGCTATTTCGTGACGATAACGGTCAACTGACTACCTTTGGTGCGCTTGGCACCACCCAGGTGATGACGGTCACAGCCAGCAGTGTGCAGTCCACAGCAGTGGGGGCTGGCGTCACCATGCTGCGCCTAGCGAACGGTGGAGGGGCGCACTGCCACTTCGCCATTGGCAGCAATCCAACCGCCAGCATCACAACCTCACCCATGCTGCCAATCAACTCCATTGAGTATGTGGCCTGCGCGGGTGGTGACAAGGTGGCTGTTATCCGTAACGCCACTGCCACTGATATCTCAATCACGCAGATCAGCTAGGAGCGCATCATGGGGCTGCTGGAAGACTTGGAGTTTCTGAAGAAACAGCGCAAGCCTAATTTGCTTGCAAATACAAGGCAATTGCAAGGTCCAGCAGAACCCTACCTACGCCAGCAGTATCCAGAGGTGTATGGCGCACTTGGTGGACTGTTAGGAATGGCACCAGACGAGATGGCTGGGAGCGTCCTGGACCCCAACACCGCCAGGGTTAGGTCAGGCGCTCAGATTGGGTTTCCTGTTGGTACTGCAACCCAGATGCTGCCAATGGCTCGACCTGCTCAAGCTGCGGCAAAAGCACTAGGCCCAACAGCCGGGAGAATGGGCGAGGGTTACTTGCAGCGCCAGGGATTAATGCCTGGTGTGGTGCCAGCTTCTAAAAATGCAAATGTTGGATTTGATCCAATAAAAATGAGGACTGAATATCCAGACAGATTGCCACCAGTTTTAGCATTTGACAAGGTAAAGCAAAAAGAATATTTGGCAAAACAACTCTCACCGGAAGCAAAAGCAGTACAAAAAGCGAGTACCGTAGCTCAAAAAGATATTGAGAAGGGGAATTACACACCTTATTTTGATGTGTCAAAAAGATTTTTTGCAGACCCACAGAAATACAACTTACAAGGCGAAACATTAACTCAAGCATTGCCAGCTAAAGCAGAAACAATTGCTAAGTACAAGGCAATGTATGACACTCCTCAGTCACGCAAGAAATTATCAGAAGCGTATGAGGCTGGAAAATTAGACCCAAATGCAGAAAATTGGTATGCAATGGGTCAACTTGAAGAAGAGTATATAAAAAGACTTGGCGCAAAAAAAGGTAGTCAACGATTTAAGGATGATTTTGCAGACGCAATGGCTGCAACTACTGGTGGAGCAGACCCAACATCTAATTTCTTAATGGCAAACTACGGCAATTATTTGAGAGAACAAGCAACAGCTATTCCAAAAAATGCATACGATTTACCTTATCCAATTGGAGGTAGGTTTGCATCTGGCAACATGGCTATGTATGACAAGGTAATCAATAAAGGCGTTGGATTAAAAGCAACTGAACAACCAAAACGATTTGATTTTTCAGCGAACTTTTTGGGTGATATGAACAGGGCCACAATTGATGAGCAAATGATGAGTGGGATTTATCCTGGTCTAAAAGCTCCTGCTGGTGATTCTTATGGTGTTGCAGAACAAGTGGTCAATGATTTGGCGGCAGCATATGGAGTTAAGCCAGGAAATTTCCAAGACGTAACTTGGAAGGGATTAAAAGGTGTTCCTGGTATGCCAATGATTGAACACATCAATCAGTCAATTGAAAGAACTGCCAGAATTACAAGACAAACACCAGAAGAAGTTTTAGACGCATTTATTCGTAGAAGAGCGCCAATGTATTCAGCTGCACCGTTGGGTCTTTTAGGATTTATGCCAGAAGAGGATCAATAAGCTCTCTAATTTTTATGCTTAAAGACCTGGCATTAGCTAAATCTTTTTTGTCATAATCTTCAGAAAAATATGGATACACATCACCGCTATCCATAATCTCAGCACTAATTTTTAGCAAGATCAACAATTCAGACTGCGATGTTTTGATTGTTTTGTTATCAATATTTATTTCAATTTTCATCTTATAAATCTTTCTCTAGTCTTGTCATTCTGCGCCTTGTCAATTTGCTCACGCAACCACCTTGGTCCACCAAGCTGAAGCAACTTAATACGCTGGCTGTGAGTCAGCTTGATTGAGTAGACCACAGACAGTGGCTCACCTACACGCTTGGCTTTGTCGATGCGTTTGTCTCTCATAGACGCTTCCTGGGCAGTGGTGCCCAATACTGCCAGAACTGCGTCTCGCCCACCTTGTAGATGTAGTGCCCCATCGTGGCAACACCAGACCGTCCTAGTAACAGCACCTTGACACCTTGAGGTGTCTGATCGTCAATAGGCATCCAGAAGTAGTCTTGTGCCACTGCTGCCGTGAAGGTGCTGTCCAGCCTGAACTTCTGCTCATGCTTGAAACGCTCAAACTCTTCGTC